GGAGCATTTGGTAGTGAGAATACAACAGTATCAACTGTTGACTCGCCTACACAAATTACAGTAAGTGTCCCGCACTCAGCAAGTGGACAGATATTCTTTGAGATTAGAAGTCCAATTATTGGTTCAGTTCCATACATTCCTGAAGTAGAAGGACCAACTAACTTTGTATGGGGCTTTGAACACGAAGTAACAATTTCAGACGGAACAGCAATTACACTATTTAGATTACCACAAGTAATCAATCAAGCGTTTGAAGTTGATTACCTATTAACTAGCGAACAAGGTTGGAATGGCGTTAGATCAGGAACGTTACAAGTTTTATGTAACAGCAGAACTGACGCACCAGCAGGAACGCCAAGTATTTCAGTTTCGGACAACTATGATTACCAAGGTGACGGAAATTATCTTGACAAAGTTTATTTTGATGCTATACTAGATGATATGAATGCAGACAATGAGAATGAAACTATTGTGATCAGAAGTAATTCTGTAAGCATGCCGTCAAACTCAAGAAGCAATTTTAAGTTTAAAGTAAAAACAAAACAGACTAGTATAACATAATGTTTGGTAAAACATACGAAGACCGTCTACAAGAGTGGGCAACATTTAGAGAGTCATTAGAAGATTCTGAAGATCCTTTTCGGGATCTTATTGCCTTTTATAGACAAGCTCCCTCGGTAAGTATCCATACAGATCCTTTCAATCAAGACGCTTGGCCAACTGCTTGGGAACTTCTTTTAGAGAATCAGTACTGTGACTTCTGTCGTGTACTAGGTTACTATTATTCTTTACAGTTAACTGAACGCTTTAAGGGGTCAACTTTCGAGATACATATCAGTACAGACAACGCATTAGGATATATGTATCTGTTGTTTGTTGATAATCAAGTACTAGGCTATGACGAAACTAAAGCAATTGACAAAATAGATTTGCCAAAAGATTTACGCTCGCAACATGTGTTCTCACTGTCTGGTAACCACTAAATATTGAATTATATAGGAGAAGAAAATAATGTCAAACGGTATTCACATCGTAAAACGCAACGGCGCAAAAGAACCAATTAACATTGAAAAGATTCACAAAGTAGTAGAGTTTGCTTGTGAAGGTTTGGCAGGTGTTAGTAGTAGTCAAATTGAAATGAATGCTAACTTACAATTTTACGATGGTATGAGTACTTCGGAAATACAAGAAATAATGATTCGCTCTGCAAATGATCTTATTTCATTAGAAAATCCTAACTATCAGTATGCAGCCGCAAGATTGCTTTCGTATGGCGTAAACAAAGATGTGTTTGGACAATACGAACCTATCAGCTTACTAGATATGATTAAACTAAACATCGAGCGTGGCGTTTACGATCCTGAAATTTTAGAGTTGTATTCACCAGAAGAGATTGAAAGACTAGACAGTTACATCCATCACAAGCGTGACGAAAACTTTACCTACGCAGGTCTGCGTCAGGTTGTAGACAAATACCTTTGCCAAGATAGATCTAGCGGTCAAATTTTTGAAACACCACAATTTATGTATATGATGATTGCGGCAACACTATTTGCTAACTATCCTAAAGAAACACGTATGCATTATGTAAGGAGATATTATGACTCGACCTCCCTTTTTAAAATCAATATCCCAACGCCAGTCATGGCCGGTGTCCGTACACCTGTTAGACAGTTTGCTTCGTGTGTCCTTGTTGACAGTGACGATACCCTTGATAGTATCTTCGCAAGTGATATGTCAATTGGCAGGTACACAGCGCAAAGAGCAGGCATCGGAATCAACGCAGGACGTATCCGCGGAGTCAACGCAAAAATCAGAGGCGGAGAAGTAGCACACACAGGTATTGTCCCGTTTTTAAAGAAGTTCGAAGCAACTGTAAGATGTTGCACACAAAATGGTGTGCGTGGTGGTAGTGCTACTACACACTTCCCGTTTTGGCATCAAGAAATTGAAGACATCCTTGTGCTAAAGAATAACAAAGGTACAGAAGACAACCGTGTACGCAAACTAGACTACAGCATTCAATTGAATAAAACAATGTATGAACGTTTGCTTGCTGGCGGAAACATTACTTTATTCTCACCACATGATGTTCCAGGATTGTATGAAGCATATTATGGCGACCCTGCGGTATTCCAAGAGCTTTATGAAAAATACGAACGTGCTACAAGCATTAAAAAGAAAACTATTCCTGCAATGGAATTGTTCTCAGCACTGATCAAAGAACGTGCTGAAACAGGACGTATCTACATTATGAATGTAGATCATTGTAACACACATAGTTCATTTAAAGACACAGTATACATGAGTAACTTGTGTCAAGAAATTACACTACCTACTAAGCCACTACAGCATATTGATGACCCAGAAGGTGAAATTGCTCTTTGTATTCTAAGTGCTATTAACGTAGGTGTAATTAAAGAACTAGATGACTTAGAAGAACTATGCGATCTAGCAATAAGAGCATTAGAAGAAATTATTGACTATCAACGTTATCCAATCTTAGCCGCTGAGAAGTCAACTAAAGCAAGACGTTCACTAGGTGTAGGATATATTGGTTTAGCACACTTCTTAGCAAAACAAAAAGTGCAATACAACGATCCACAAGCGTGGAAACTTGTACATGACTTATCAGAAGCATTCCAATACTATTTGCTAAAAGCGTCAAACAATCTTGCTAAAGAGCGTGGTGCTTGCGAGTACTTTGACCGCACTAAATACAGCGACGGCATTCTGCCAATTGACACTTACAAAAAGGATGTGGACACAATCGTTCCACACAAACTAAACTATGATTGGGATAGTCTCCGCAATGACATTAAGGAACACGGGCTCAGGCACTCAACTTTGTCCGCACAAATGCCATCGGAGAGCAGTTCCGTTGTGTCGAACGCAACAAACGGAATCGAACCACCACGTGGTTACTTGTCCGTTAAAAAATCAAAGAAAGGACCTCTCAAACAGATTGTTCCACAGTATCAAACACTCAAGAATTATTATACGTTGTTATGGGATATGCCAAGCAACGAAGGCTATATTAACACAGTGGCGGTAATGCAAAAATTCTTTGATCAAGCAATTAGTGGTAACTGGAGTTACAATCCAACACACTTTGAAAACAACGAAGTGCCTATGAGTGTAATGATTAAAGACTTATTAACAACTTATAAATTAGGTTGGAAAACATCATACTACCAAAACACATACGATTACAAAACTGATCCAAGTGAGTTAGAAGAAGAAAAGCCTCAAGTAGAATTAGCACCTACTAATGGTGCAACAGAAGATGACGAAATGTGTGAGGCTTGTGCAATTTAAAGGTTGACAAGTATTACACTTGATAGTATTATAGATTTGTAGTATAAGGAATTTACAAATGGCAAAGACAGTATTCAATAAAGATAAGGTTGACTTTACAAAACAGCCTATGTTCTTCGGAGCAGACCAAAACACACAGCGTTATGATACATTTAAGTTTCCTGTGTTTGATAAACTCAACCAAACAATGCTTGGATACTTTTGGCGTCCAGAAGAAGTTTCATTGCAGAAAGATAGAGCAGACTATGCTAACTTCCGCCCTGAGCAGAAGCACATCTTTACTGCTAATCTAAAGTATCAAACACTACTAGATAGTGTACAAGGACGTGGACCGTGTTTGGCATTCTTGCCACATGTAAGTCTACCTGAACTAGAAGGTTGTATTGTTACTTGGGACTTCTTTGAAACTATTCATAGTCGTAGTTATACACACATTATGAAGAATGTGTATGCAGATCCAAGCGAAGTGTTTGATACTATTCTTGACGATGAAAAGATTCTTGCTCGTGCGCAGAGTGTTACAAAATACTATGACGAATTTAACGAAGCCGCTGATGCTTTTATGCATCGTAAAGAAGGCAGTATGCGTGAAGTTAAAAAGAAACTTTATCTTGCTATGCAGACTGTAAACATTCTTGAAGGTCTTCGTTTCTATGTGTCATTTGCTTGCACATTTGGCTTTGGAGAACTAAAGCTAATGGAAGGTAGTGCTAAGATTATTTCACTTATCGCTAGGGACGAAGCACAGCATTTGGCACTTAGTACACACGTACTAAAACTTTGGGCTCAAGGCAAAGATGATCCAGAAATGGCTAAGATTGCTAAGGAGTGTGAAGAAGAAGTATACGACCTATGGCGTAATTGTGTTGAAGAAGAAAAGGATTGGGCTAACTATCTATTTAAAGATGGTAGTATGATTGGTCTAAATGCTACATTGCTTCATCAGTATGTTGAATACATTGCAAACCGTCGTCTAAAAGCATTAGGCATGAATGCAATTTTTGACCAGCCAGTAAACACTAACCCGCTACCATGGACACAGCACTGGCTGTCAAGTTCAGGTTTACAAGTTGCTCCACAAGAGACAGAAGTGGAGTCGTATATCATTGGTGGCATTAAACAAGATGTCGATAAAGACTCACTAAAAGGATTCAGTTTATGATTGAAATATTTGGAAAGCCAATGTGTCCTTTCTGCGAACAAGCAAAACAACTTTGCGAGACTCGCGGACTAGCGTACACATACAAGTCACTTGGCACTGACTACACAAAAGAAGAACTATTAGAAAACTTCCCAGGCGCTCGCACTGTTCCACAAATCCGTATTAACGGAACAGTAATTGGCGGGTTTGATAAACTAGGCCCATATCTAGAAGATACAGGTTATACAGGCACAGGACACACACTATAATGTTAATTGAAGCACCTTACAAAAATGGAGATACCGTCTCTGTAAAAACTGTCGCAGGCGAAGAAATTGTCGCACGATTAGTTGACGAGAACGGCGAAACACTTACAGTAACTAAACCAATGGCACTTACTGCTACACAGCAAGGAATTGGCATGGTTCCGTTTAGTTTTACTGTATCACCCGATTCTAAACTAAGTCTCAATAAAAATACTCTTGTTTTTATTGCAAAGACTGATGAGAACACAGCAAAACAGTATATTGAAAGCACAACTAATATAAAACTTTAGGTTGACAATACCTCTTTATTGTGTTAGTATAAATCATGATAACAGAAATAATGAGGGAAGAATGAAAGACAAGTTAATATTAGTTGATTGTGATGGTGTACTCTTTGATTGGGAGTATGCTTTTAGTCAATGGATGAAACGTCATGGTTATACTGTAGCAGAAACAGGACACTACTTGATGGATTTAAAATATGGATTAGAAAAGGACGAAGCAAAACGTTTGATCCGTATGTTTAATGAAAGTGCTTGGATTCGTAAACTTCCTCCATTGCGAGATGCAATACATTTTGTAAAAAAATTGCATAGCGAACACGGATTTATCTTTCATGCAATAACTAGTCTAAGCGACGATGTATATTCACAACACTTGCGTACTAAAAATCTTATTGAAATGTTTGGGCCAAGTGTTTTTGAAAAATATTTTTACTTAGATACAGGTGCAGACAAAGATGAAGCCCTAGAACCTTATAAAGGTAGTGGGTGTTATTGGGTTGAAGACAAACCCGAAAATGTTGATGTTGGAATTAATCTAGGTTTAGACGGCATATTAATACAGCATGAACACAACAAAGACTATTCCGGAACTGCACGTAAAGTAAAGAACTGGAAAGAAATATATAACATTATAATAGGAGATAATG